AAATTTTTGTTTCCAATGCAATTGGCTGAGTATTCATTGTTCCCATGTTGCCACCAGTTGGTGATGGTGATGGACCACCAGCATTCATATCTACACCTTTTTTGCTTATGTTAGACAATGCAGTTCCAGCTGCAATCAATGCAATACCACCAGCAATTGCAAGACCAGCACCCGCTGGACCAAGTGCAATTGATTTTGCAATAGCACTTTCGGCAATACCAATTGCAATCATTGATTCTCCAAAAGTTTGCATAAATCCACCAATAGCCTTCATAAAACCTTGACCAAATTCTTGAACATCTGAATCACCAGTCATTGCATCACCTAAAAACTTTCCAAGACTAACCGCACCCTGTGTTGCTAATTGCTTCAAACCACTACTTAATGACTCACCCATCTTTTTTCCAATTTCTTGTGCTTGTGAAACAAGCCCTAATTCTTGATTTGTTAATGGTTCAATTTTTATTTGTATTGGTTCAATTGCTTGGTTTGCCATTTCACTTATTTGTGAAGTGACATTTTCAATCCCTTTTTGTGTTGGTGCTTGTATTGCAATTGCAGTTGATTTTTTAGTTTTTGCACCACCAGTAGATGTTCCACCACCTTCAGGAGTCACACTAAGAACACTATCTTCACCAGCTTGTGTCAAACCAGTGACTTCTTTTTTAATACCTTTTAATGTTTCTTTGAATGACTTGAGTTCCTTTGTTGCTTCACGTGGTTCAAGTTTAAACTTATCAAAAAACTCATCAACACCAATATCAATACCAAATAAACCAGCAAACTTTGCAAGTCCTTTTGCTATTGTCTTGACCGCATCAAGTGTGTTGTTTGCAATGTTTACCCATAAATTATAAAAGAAATCTGAAAAGAATTGTGCATTGTCTTTTACATACATAAATACCGCAACAAGCCCAGCAATCGCAGCACTGATTCCAATTGTCCACATAATAATTGGACTTGCCATTAAAGTTGCAAGTGCTAATTTAATCCCACCAATTGCAAATATTAAAGGACCAATGACCGCAACTAAACCAGCAAATATAGTAATTGCAGTTTTTACATATGGATTTAGATTTGCAAATCTCATTGCAATCTTTGAAAGTATATCAGCAACAAATCCAACCGCTGGAGCCATGATTTCACCAAACGATATTGCAAGTCCTTCAGTTGCTGATTTTAAACGCATCATTGAACCTTCCAGTGTTGCGTCCATAATTGCAGCCATTGATGATGCGGTCACACTTGTGTCACTTAACTTTTCATTTAATCCAGCAACTTCAGTTTGATTTTTTGCCAAAATAGATGCAACCGCAGCACCACGTTTCCCAAACAATTCCATTGCAGTTGCGTTTGAATTAGTTGAATTGTTTATTTGTGCCATTGCATCTTCAAATGACATCCCTTGTTTTGCAAGTTCTAAAAAGATGTTCCTTAATGCAGTTCCTGATGTTGATGCTTCAACACCATTGTTTGCAAGTACACCGAGCATTGATGTTGTTTCCTTTAATGTGACACCAGCATTTCGTGCAACTGGAGCAACTGAACTCATTGAAACTTGAAACTTGTTTAAGTCAAGTGCAGATGATGAAAATGATCGTGCCATAATATCAGTCACATTTGTCATTTCACTTGCATCTAATCCAAACCCACGCAAGGTCGCACCAGCTACTTCCGCAGACATTGCCAAATCTTCACCAGTTGCAAGTGCAAGGTCTAATGTTGCACCAGTTATTTTTTGAATTTCTTCAGAACTAAAACCAAGCTTTGAATAGTTCAACATTAAATCTGAAACTTCAGATGCACTGAATCGTGTTGCAATTCCTAAATCTTTTGCAAGATTTGTCAAGTTTTGAAAGTCCTGACCAACTGCACCACTGATGGCTTGAACTTTTGCCATTGATTGCTCAAAGTTAGCAAACGTTTTGACTGCAAGTCCACCAAGTATTGCAATTGGTGCAGTCAATGACATTGACATTGATTTGCCAATGGACTGCATTTTTTTACCTGAAGAACGAAGTTGTCTTTGTAAATTTTGACTTGATGTGCTAAACGCTTTTAAGTCAAATCCAGCACGTATATTTATTGTTTTTTTTGGCATTTTAATTGAACCAGTTTGGTTTTAATTTTTTTATTTGTTCAATTTCTGCTTTTGTGTATGGATTTGATTTTGTTCCTTTTTTACCACTTACTTCTTCCCACTCAAACTTCATCAAATCTTGTGGTCGTTTCATTGTTTTTTGCCCTTGTGATTTTAACGTTACATATGAAACCAATCTTGCAGTTTCCCACAATGATCTTGAATTTATGTTTTCATTCAAACGATGTCCAACATATGCATCCCATATTTCAACCATTGAATAACTTTCTAAACACAAAGGAGTTTGTTTCAATGCACCTAATACAAACCCCCTTATGAAATTAATCAATGGCAATTTTACTTTTTTGCTTCAACCTTTAAATTACCCAATGCACTTAAATCATTTTGCATTGCTTCAGTGAATACACTAATTAAACCCATGTCATCATCAATTGCATCAATAATAAAATCTTTTGTGACCTTTTCACCTGATGCCTTCATTCCAGCATAAGCAATTTCAACAATCATGTTCATTGTGACATTTTCGCCCATTTCAGAAATTGATGAACCAGTTTCTTTTTCATACATTAATAATGCTTTGAAACCGAATTTGAACTTGTACTCCTTGTTTTTAATTTTTATCATGCTACAAATATAAAAAAAGGGAATGAAGTTACCCCCATCCCCCATTTACACAATATAACAAAAATCAATTTCTTACACAGTTGCTTGTGTTATTGCACCAGTCCCTTCAAAAGATACTGAAAATGTGCTTGATTCCTCAAGCCCATCAGTTCTTTCAAGTGATGTGATATAACAAGAACCACTGTATTCATAATCACCAGCCACATCAGTTGTCCATGTTACAGTCACCAAAGTTCTGCCAGTGAATACAGTGTACAAATCTGAATATCCATATGTTGCATCTTCAGCAAAAAAACCTTCAGCTGAACCGCTGAATGATTTTTGACCTTCAAGACTTTCTTTCCATCCGTTTGAGTCTTTACTGCTTGAGTCCCTTGTTGACATATCAAATGTCAATGAGTTTGATGTCAAGTGTGCTATTGTTGTACCAGCAACTTGTATTTTTGCTAATGTTCCGTTTAATATTCCAGTTGAAGCCATTTTTTTATTTTCTTAATTTTTATACAATATTACTTATTAGATTTTTTCTTCTTTGTAACTTTTTTAACTTTTGGCTTTTCCTCATTGTCCATTGCCACTTCAACAATGTGTTCAATTTGTTCTTCGTATGTAAAACCATCAAGTGCTTTCGCTACTTTTAGATCAATTAATTCTTTACCTAATTTATTTGATACACGCAATTGTGATCCTTCAGGCAATGTTCTTGCGTGGATTGCATAATCCGTTGTTAATTCTATTCTCATAAATTTAATTTTTTTGCTTTTCTTTTTATATACTTTTTAAGCTTATCACTTGCTTCAGTGTATATTTTATCACTCGTTTCAGAATAAGTTTTCTGAATAAAATTCTTTTTTCCAGTTGGATTGGCTGAATGTGTTCCAACTCCGTATTCAATCCACCACGCATAAAACCCATCAAACTTTTTTGCACCTTTTCCATATCTTGGACCAACCAAAACATTTGGATATTTTTTTGATGGTGAAGTTTTTACCGCAATAGAGTTTTTTAATTCTTGTGGATCAATAATAGTACCTCTGACATTGATTTTTTCAGTACGTTGATTTGGTGCATTTTGCTTCATCTTATCAACCACTGGATCCATTTGCCTTCTTAATATTTTAAGGATTTCACTCCTTTTCATCTTGTCATCCAAAGATTGAATTTCAAGCATAACACCTTCAAAACCTTCAATTTTATACTTTATCATAGTTTTTTACTTGCACTAATCATCAGACCTTCACGCCCAAGTTCTTGGATGTCAAGAATATCATAGTATTTTGAATTGTATGAAATACGCATTGATTCATCAATTCCATCAAAGAAACGAATCTTGAATTTAACCTTGCTTGTAGATGTCACTTGGTCCGCTTCAACTTTTTCATTGCCAGTTCCACGTTGCACATTTGCAAACGTTGTGTGATACGTTGACCAACTTGCAGTGTATTCACCAATTGAATTGGTTGAAAACGTTTGTGATTCAATCACTATTTTTCTATCTAACCGCCCAATGTTCATATTTCAGTTCGTTGACTTACCATTGACATTTGGAACTTTGTTCCACGTGATAGATTGTGCAAGTTACTTCCTACAATTGTGTTTTGTCTATTTTCAAAGAAATCTGACACAATCATTCGCAATGCTTGTTTAACCATGTCATCAGTATTCGCCAAAGTTGTTATTTCAATTTCAATTGGAAAATCACGATCATATAAGTTTGGCAAATTGTCCTTCATTTCTACATAAGAATAAAGTCCATTTGTTGCGATGTATTTTGATGAATCCAATAGTGTTCTTGTGTTATCAGAATCATAATAGTAAATTGAAAAGGTATCAATAGGATTGACATCAATTCTGAAATCATCCCATTCAGTCATGTACCCAGTCACACCGCCTTTGATAAGCAAACCAGCTTCGTTCCATAACATCAAATGTGCTGATGCTATGTAATCATTTATTAAATCATCAAACGATGAATCTAAAATGTTTAAATGTCTTTTTGCTTCAACCAAAGTCAAACCCCAATTGTTTGATGGTGTGTAGCTTGTTATTTTTTTGTTTCTTATCATTGATTTTAAAAAAAAAGAGGATGGGCAAAACCCACCCTCTTAATATATTAACTAATTAAAACTACTAATTACTACCCAAATGTTCCGACAGAAATGGCACTATCCTGTACTAATTTCATATCGAAATATGAGTTTAAGATTAATCTATTTGTTCCGCTAATTGCTCCAGAATAAGGATCCGAAAGTATCTCAATTCCTCCAAATTGTGCAATCATAACTTTTGAAAAGTCACCATAATAAACCGCTGGATTTGTTATGTCTGCAATCTGGTTTGAGAATTTTGCTTTTACTCCCATGATAGCTTCATCAATGATTAATGGATTTACTCCTGAAATTTGTGCAGCAGTATAAACTTCACTAAACAAATCATTTGAAATTGCAAATCCTAAATTTCCACGATTGTGGTTATTAGATTGAACTTCCTCAACTAATGCCATCATCAAGTTTGTGATGTTTGCATTTGTCACTGGAGTTTTTCCATTTCCAAGATAATCATATGCTCCATTTGCAGAATCATCAGTGAAAACTGCATATTCAAGTTTTGCACCAAGTGATTGAGCAATTGAGTTTCTCAACGCTGATTCAAGTGATTCGTTGTGTTGCATTGCAGCTTGTTTGCTATAATCAACATAAGATGCAACCCTAAGTGGTGCAAGGTCTTTTTTAGTCATTGCAGAACCACCATCAGCAGTTGCATCAGTTTCTCCTTCGAATTGAGTTGTAACTGCACCAAGAACTGGAATTCTTTGATCAGATGTAGATGATACACGTGTCACACCTAAATCATCAAGAATTGTGTTTGCATAAACTGCATCAACGAAATTTCCAACCTCAATACCAGATGTGCCATTTTCAGTAACAACCGCACGATTCAAAATCATTGATGGTATAACAACACCATTTGCACTACGACCAATTGCGTTCATTTCTCTCTGACCTTCTTGAGCCATTTCCAATTCAACACCATCAAGTTTTTCACCATATGCCGCTCTTACCGCTTTACCGAAAGAAAATTCTCTTACTATTTCTTTTTCTTCTTTAGTTTCTGCCACTACTGGGCTACCACCTAAATTTGCTGCTTTCATTCTTATTTCTTCTTCTTTTTCTACTTTTGGAAGTTCATCAACCAATTCAGTTAATCTTTCCATGTTTGTATCAAATGATACTTTTTCATCTTCAGAAAAATCTCTATTTTCTTCAGATACTAAATTTTCAAGAGCATCAAGGGAAGTTTTCACTTCACCAATTTCTTCTCTTATTACTTTACTATTTCTCATTTTCTAAATTTTATACTACAAAAATCAATTTTTATATTATATGTACTTTGTAACAATTTTAACTTTGTTATAATTTCGCAAAGCTGATTTTGTTTCAAGTCCCATTTCTTGTTCAACAATTTCTTCTTCAACCTCAAGTGATTTTTTAAGTTCATCAACTTGGTCAGCACTTCGTTTG